CACAAAAACACAACTGATCAATACAACTACTGATTATTATGAAACTCTCTGATAAAACTCTCACTCTGCTCAAGAACTTTTCTTCTATTAACCAGTCCATTCTGTTTAAGGAAGGTAATTCTCTTCGCACTATTTCTGTAATGAAGAACATTCTTGCAGAAGCAACAATTGAAGAAGAACTCCCTAAGGATTTTGGTATCTATGATCTAAACCAGTTTCTGAATGGTCTGAACCTTCATCAGAACGCTGAACTGGATTTTCAGAATGATGGTTATGTGGTTATCAAGGAAGGTCGGTCTCGTTCCAAATATTTCTTCGCGGATCCCAATGTAATTGTCACTCCTCCTGATAAATCAATTTCTCTTCCTTCCGAAGATGTTTGTTTCGTTCTTGATACCAAGGAGCTTGATAAACTGCTTAAAGCCGCTGGTGTTTATCAACTTCCTGACCTGTCTGTGGTTGGTGAAGCAGGTGTAGTGAAACTGGTAGTCCGCGATAAGAAGAATGATACTTCTAACGACTTCTCTATTGTTGTTGGAGAAACTGATGACGTATTTACTTTCAACTTCAAGGTAGAAAACATCAAGATTCTTCCTGGTTCTTATGAGGTTGTGATCTCTTCTAAACTTTTGTCACGATTCCAGAATACTGGGTTTGATGTGACTTATTATATTGCTCTGGAACCTGATTCGACCTTCGGATGAACATCTTTGTAACAAGTGAATATCCTGCAGAGAGTGCTATCTGCCTTCCCGACAAGCACATTGTCAAAATGCCTCTGGAGTGCTGCCAAATGCTCTCCATCGTGGCATCCAAGTGGTATCACAACTATGGACCGCTTCTCAAGGCAGACAACACGCCCTACAGCACTGAAAAGGGTGCTTTCCGCAATCATCCTTGTACCAAATGGGCAGCAGAGAGTATTCATAATGCCTATTGGTTGATTAAGCACGGACTTAATCTTTCTGATGAATACACTCTCCGTTATGGTAAGGTTCATTCCTGTTACAAGACTCTTGTAGATGCCTTTTATTTGTTCCCCCGTGGTAAAATTAATAAGGTAGAAAACTTTGTTCGTGCTATGCCTGATGAGTATAAACTTGACACAAGCATTGACACTTTTACTGCTTACAAGATGTATATCGCATCCAAACCTTGGGTTGCATCTAATTATCTTCGTATGCCAGAACGTAAACCTGAATGGATATGAATTATCAGAAGGGTGATATTTTTCTTGACAAAGATACACACCAGTTGTATATTTTTGATGGGAATGAATGGTGGGAAATTGTCCCAAGTTCTTATTTGAAAAAACCAGATTGGATTTAAATTATGACAAGTGAATTTCTTTTTGTGGAGAAGTACCGTCCTCAAGTGATTGAGGACTGTATTCTTCCTGATGATACTAAAAAAACATTTAAGGAGTTTGTAGAGAAGGGTGAGATTCCGAATCTTCTTCTTGCAGGACCTCCTGGTATTGGTAAAACTACAATCGCAAAAGCATTATGTAATGAATTGGGGGCAGATTATTATGTCATCAACGGATCCGACGAAGGGCGTTTCCTGGATACTGTACGAAACCAAGCAAAGAACTTTGCTTCGACCGTCTCACTTACGGGATCTTCTAAACACAAAGTCATCATCATCGATGAGGCAGATAACACAGGCAACGACGTACAACTCCTACTACGGGCAAATATTGAGGCATTTTATAACAACTGCCGATTCATCTTCACCTGCAACTACAAGAACAAAATCATTGAACCCCTCCACTCCCGTTGTGCCGTCATTGACTTCACAATCAAGGGGAAGCAGAAAGCACAACTCGCAGGAGCATTCTTCAAGCGTCTTCAAACGATCTTGGATGCAGAAAAGGTTGAGTACGATCAAAAGGTTCTTGCAGAACTTGTATCCAAGCACTTCCCAGATTTTCGTAGGGTCCTCAACGAATGCCAGCGTTATTCTACGAGCGGACAAATCGACGCGGGCATTCTTGCATCTTTCTCAGACATCTCTGTAAATGATCTCCTTAAATATCTCAAAGAGAAGAACTTTACGGAAGTTCGTAAGTGGGTTGTTTCTAATCTGGATAATGACTCTTCTGTTATTCTTAGACGAGTTTATGATGCCCTTTATGATTCTCTCGTGCCTGCTTCTATTCCTGCTGCTGTTCTTATTATTGCGAAATACCAATATCAGATTGCCTTTGTAGCAGACCAAGAAATTAATCTTCTTGCTGCTCTTACTGAACTTATGTGTGAGGTTGAGTTTAAATGAGTTCCCTTAAACCATTAAAAACTTGTTTGAGGTATCCTGGTGGCAAAAGTAGAGCAGTCGTCAAGATGGATCCTTATTTTCCAGACCTTCGAAACTATGATGAGTTTCGTGAACCGTTTATTGGTGGTGGTTCTGTAGCAATTCATATTACTAAAAAATATCCAAATCTTAAGATTTGGGTGAATGACCTTTATTCTCCTCTTGTAATTTTCTGGCAACAACTCCAGATGTTTGGAACAGAACTCAAGGATCATCTCTTGCATTTTAAGAGTGCTTGTCCCGATCCTGATTCTGCACGAGGATTGTTTGACATCTCTAAAACTATCCTGAACGATCCTAATACTGGAGACTTTGAGCGTGCCGTAAGGTTTTATATTGTAAATAAATGTTCTTTTAGTGGTCTTACTGCGAGTTCTTCCTTCTCACCTCAGGCATCTAACTCCAACTTTAGTATTCGTGGAATTGAGAAACTTCCCGAATATTCTAAGTTGATTGAGAACTGGCGTATAACTAATTACTCGTATGATTACCTGATGGATGGAGACAAGAGTGCTTTTATGTATCTCGATCCTCCTTATGATATTAAGGATAATCTCTATGGGAATAAGGGATCAATGCACAAAGGATTTGATCACGATAAGTTTGCTGCTGATTGCGATTCTAACAATATGGATCAGTTGGTAAGTTATAATTCTGACCAACTGGTAAAGGATAGGTTTAAGAACTGGAACGCTGCTGAGTTTGATTTAACTTATACTATGCGTTCTGTGGGTGAATATATGCGTGACCAAAAACAACGCAAAGAACTTTTGCTTTTTAATTATGGAATTGAAGGACTGGTTAAATTCGATTAATTTTACAAAAGAAGATCTATCAGAAGATATTAAAGAATATGCGCCTTACATAATTAATCGATGTCTTTCTGGTCATATTGATTGTATTCTTTTCGCCAATGAAATGAATAGGTATAATTTCTTAGACAAAGATATGCAATATTCCTTTTATCTAAATAGTCTAAGGAAAAAGAAGAGATTTTCTCCCTGGCTCCGTAAAGATAAAGTCAAAGATTTAGAATGCGTTAAACAATACTATGGTTATAGTAATGAAAAAGCATCCCAAGCTTTGAAGATTCTAAATAAAGAACAACTTAATTTTATTAAACAACGACTTGAAATTGGAGGAAAAAAATGACTACTGCCCATCAAACAGTAGAACCTGAAGTTCATTGGTCTCCTGACCAAATGGTTGAGGTAATTCTTAATGAACCTGATGACTTTCTTAAAGTTCGCGAAACTTTGACTCGTATCGGAGTTGCATCTAGAAAAGAGAAAAAACTCTATCAATCTTGCCATATTCTTCATAAACAAGGAAGATATTATATTGTTCACTTTAAGGAATTGTTTGCCCTTGACGGTAAACATGCAAATCTTACTGTGAATGATGTGCAACGCCGCAATCGTATTACTAGATTGCTTGCTGATTGGGGACTTATTACAGTAGTAAACCAAGATAAGGTTTCTGATATTGCTCCATTAAATCAAATCAAAGTTCTTTCTTATAAGGATAAAGGTGATTGGATTTTGGAACAAAAATACAATATTGGAAAAAAGGGAAAGGGACAAGAAACCGAATAAATAAGTATGAGACCTTTTCGTGCGGTCTCTACGAAAGTCGGAACACCCTAAAGAGAAGTTCGGTTTTCACCGTTCTTCTCTTTTTTGTTTTGTGGTTAAATAGTATTGGATGCCTTCGGGGTCCACAAAATACAAACTCGCTTTTAAAGGAGCTACCATAATGACTAACCTTATGCGTTATACTGCTGCGGATCTTCCTACTCTCTTGGATAAGATTACTCGCAATAGTATTGGAATGGATGAGTATTTTGATCGTCTATTCAATCTTCACGAAACTACAACAAATTATCCACCTTATAATCTTATTCAGGTAAATAATGTAGAATCTCATTTAGAGATTGCTCTAGCAGGATTTAAAAAGGGGGAAGTATATGTTTTCACCGAGTATGGAAAACTTTTTGTCGAAGGACAAAAAGAAGA